CAAATCAAGGTGCTCAAAATATATCGCAGGAAGATCTTGCGTTACCTTTCTTAAAGATTTTGGGCCAACTATCTCCAGAGGTAAACAAAAGAGATGGTAAGTATGTCGAGGGCGCAGAGCCAGGCAAAATAATAAACACCGTTACTAATCAATTGTATGACACCATTAATGTAATACCGTGTCATTACAAAAGACAGTACATCGAATGGCAAGACAGAGGCACAAGTAGTGGTGCACCTGTTGCAATACACGAGGCAGATAGTGATATTGTAAGCCAAACAACTAGAGGTAAAGACTACAAAGATAGATTACCAAATGGTAACTATCTAGATAATACCGCTAGTCATTTTGTACTTATACTCGGTGACAATCCAGAAACAGCGTTGATCTCTATGAAATCTACTCAACTAAAAGTTAGTAGAAAATGGAACTCAATGATGATGGGTTTAAAAATGCAAGGCAAGAACGGTTTATTTACACCGCCTACTTACAGCCACATTTATAAACTATCCACTGTGCAGATGTCTAACGACAAAGGCACATGGTTTGGTTGGGATGTTGCAAAAGCAAGCCCTGTTGAAGATAAAGCTATCTATGACATGGCCAAAAATTTTGCAACTAGTGTAGGTAAGGGTGAGATCCAAGCTAAACACGGCAGCGAAGAGACCGACTCCAAGCAACCATACTAGAATCCTAGGTAGTGGGCGTCAAAGCGAGAGTGGATACGCCCACTTTTAAAATATGATAGATAAATTTAGAAAGATCTTTAATGGTTTAGAGGAAAGGTTTGGCTATCACGTTCTTGATCAAAGTAATGGTGATGGTAAAAAATCTGGAACTTCTTTCACCTCATCTTATGCTCACACAGGAGAGATGTGGAAAGCTCACTTAGAGGGATTTAAGTTTAAAGTAAAAACAAAAAATAAAACCATACAGGCAGATAGTTTAGGTCTTTGTCCAATAAAAAGTGATAGCACATGTATGTGGGGTGCTATTGATTTAGATGAATATAAACCTGATGTAAAAGAATTATATAAAAAAATAAAAAGTTTAAATGCACCCTTTATACCTTTTAAATCTAAAAGTGGTGGAATACACATATACATATTTTTAACTGAAGCAGTTCCTGCTTTGTTACTAAGAGAAAAATTACATAGTATAAAAAATATATTTGGTGATTGTAAACCCGACAAAATTTTTCCTGTGCAGAAATATTTAAATTTAGAAAAAGGATCGGCAGGCAGTTGGATCAACTTACCGTATCACAATGTTAAAAGCACTGTTCGCTATATGATAAAGGAGGATGGCACCGCCGCCTCTATCGAAGAGTTCTTTGAACACTACGAAAGAAATAAAGTAACTCCCTCCCAACTTAAAAAATTAAAATCAAACATAGACGAAGGCGACCCAGGAGATTGGTTTCAAGATGGACCACCATGTATGCAAGCTTTAGCATCTTTTGGAGTTCCTAAAAGTCAAAGAAACGAGGTGTTATTAGATATGACTCGTTACATTAAACAAAGGTATCCAGAGGAATGGAAAGATAAAACATTAGACTATAATAAAAAATTTTTTGAACCTGTAGGAAAAGGTATGAGTTTTAGTGAAGTTAGCAATGTGATTGGTTCAAGAGATAAAAAAGATTATGTATATAGATGTGATCAAGATTGGTTGAAAAGTTTTTGTAATAAAGAAGAATGTATTAAAAGAAAGTATGGAATTAGTGGTGCGTTAAATAGTGAATTAGTGTTAGGCCCTTTATCTTACGTAACATCAAACCCGAAGATGTGGTATCTTGGTTTTAATGGTGAAGAGGTAAGATTATCCTCAAAAGAATTAGTTAAACAAGATTTAGCAAGAGAGGCTGCAACAGAACAAACAGGAAAGACACCACCTAAAATAAAAAACTGGGACATGCAGTTAAGAGCTTTACAAGAAAAAGCAACAGAAATAGATGCGCCAGAAGAAAGTCTACCAACATTTAGGTTAAAAAATAATTTAGAAAATTTTTGTTACAATACAAGAGTTAGTAAAGATAAGAAAAAAATATTATTAGGGAGACCATATGAAGATGAAACTGCAATAAGGTTTACTTTTAATGATTTTTTTAAATATTTAAAATCAGATGAGTGGGGTATTACGGCAGATTTAACTCACCAAATGTTAAAGAAAATATCAGGAGTAACAAGGGAAAAGTTTCACATAAAAGAAGGTGTCAAAAGATGGGTATACGTTGTTGACAAAGAAAAATTTGAAGAAGAACCAGAAGTTAAACAAGATGTTCCTGACTTTTCAAATAACGAAGGGGCATTTTAATGATAGATAAATATTATCCATATCAACAAAGATATAAAATATTAGGTGGACCTGGTTGTGGTAAAACAACTAAAATTTTAAAAATACTTTCTAATTATTTAGCAAACGGTTTAGAACCTGAACAAGCTTTATTAATAGGGTTTGCAAAAGCAACAGTCAAAACTCTACAGGATAGGGTATTAAAAAATAAACTTCTTACTGAAAAACAGTCTGAGTCAATAACAACAATACATAAATTTTGCAAAGATAGGATAGGTGGGGGAGATGTTTTTAATACTAGTGCTAAAAAATCTTTTAAGAAAAAATACATGACTGATCCCGATAAGTGGATAATGTTAGATGATGAAAACTACGATAGTCAGGATGAAATAGCAGCACAATGGAGCGAAGAACAAGATAAAAGATTATATGTTTACTATGACATAATAAATAAAGCTTTACATGAATATGGTTATGATAAAAACAAACTACATGGAAAAGATGAGTTAGATAAAATTTTAAACTGGTTTGGAGAAAGTGAAGACCATAAATATAAAAGTGTCCATACGGAACAATTAATCTATTTTTACGACTGTTTAAAAAATTTTAAAAGTCAAAACGGAATGATTGATTTTGATGACATGTTGATAAAAGCTCTATATTCAACAGTTGAGTTTCCAAAGTATGAGATAGTTTTAGTTGACGAATCTCAAGATTTATCAAAGCTAGAGTGGGAGGTAATATCTAAAATAGCAAGAAAAACTAGGGATCTATATTTAGTTGGAGATGATGATCAAGCTATCTATGGATGGAAAGGATCAAATGTTAAAATCTTTCAAAGATGGCCTTGTAGAAAAGAAAATGTTACGCGTTTAGAAAGAACACATAGACTTCCTGGTAAGATATATGATTTTGCTGTTTCAATTAGAGATAATATAAAAACCAGGTTAGGCAATGAATTTTTTTGTGAAAAAAGAATCGAAAAAAATCAAGAAGGTTCTATAAAATACATATATGGTTTAGATGAGATAGAAAACATAAAACCTGACTCTGAAGTAATTTTTTGTGCTAGAGCTAAAAATCTCTGTCGTCCATACGCATTTTTTTTAAAACACCAAGGTTTAGCATTTTTAGAAAAATCACAAAACCTAGATGAAAGAGGTAAGTTCACAAGTTCTTTTCCAGATAAATGTAAAGAAATAATAGAAAATTGGAATACTTTACAAGAGGGTGGTTCAATAAAAGGCAAACATTATATCAGAATGGTTAAAGAAATGAAGAAAGAATTTATATCCGAACATAAAAAAACTGCTATCGCAACTAAAGACACAGCTCCTAGAGAATTATATACTGATGAGCTTTTTTCTTACGAAGAATTAAAAAATAAATTTTATTTAAATTGTCCTAAAGATAAAATTTGGCATGAAGTATTTGAATTTAATACCAAAAGAATTGTAAGTCATAAAAAACCAAAAGCATTATTTGAAAGCAAAGAAGATTTTAATGATTATTTAAAAAGATGTTGGGAGAAAAACCCTACATTAGAAACAAAAATTATTGTCTCAACAATTCATGGTGTAAAAGGAATGGAGGCTGATAAAGTCGTGATGAGTGTTGAATGGGGTTATTCATTGGATCATTATATGTTGGGTGATGATAGAAAGGAGGATGAGGAAGTAAGGGTTTGTTATGTAGGTGTTACTAGAACTAAGAGTGAATTATATCTTCTTGAATTACCTGGTGAATATAAAAAACCTTTTCCTTTGTTACAGAACTATGTCAGAGGATAATTTTTATAAATTTATAATACAAATGCAAAAAGAAGTTTGGGAAAATAATTTTCCAGAATATAAAAAGGAGGATGAAGATGAGTAAAGTGTGGAATAAACAACACGGAGGGTCACATTATCAAAAATATAAAATTCAACCTAGTAAGTTTGTAGTGGAGAATGAGTTGCTATATCCCGAGGGTTGTGCTATAAAATATATAATACGTCATCGTGACAAGGGAAAGAAGCAAGACATATTAAAAGCTATACATTTTTTAGAAATGATTATGGAGAGGGATTACAAATGATACAGAAACCTATGTTCACAGCACAATCGGAATGGTTTCCACCTGATGAGTTTCCTGATTTATCAAAGTATGATGAGATATCAATAGACTTAGAAACAAAAGATCCTGATTTAAAAACAAAAGGATCCTCTTCAATGAGGGGACAAGGTGATGTGGTTGGTATTGCAGTAGCTGTAAAAAATTGGTCTGCATATTATCCAATTGCTCACGAGTCTGGGCCAAACCTAGAACGTAAAAAAGTTATTGGTTGGTTTCAAGATGTTTTAAAAACAAGCGCGGCTAAAATATTTCATAATGCAATATATGATTTATGTTGGATTCATAGACTAGGACTCACGGTTCATGGAAAAATTATTGACACAATGATTATGGCATCAATTGTTAATGAAAATAGATTTAGATATGACTTAAACTCTGTGGCTCAAGACTATACAGGAATGGGTAAAAGTGAAGGTGCATTACAAAACGCAGCAAAAGAATGGGGTGTAGATGCTAAATCAGAAATGTATAAATTACCTGCAATGTATGTAGGGGAGTATGCTGAAAAAGATGCAGAGATAACTTTAGCTTTATGGCAAGAACTTAAAAAAGAAATTGAATATCAAGACCTACAATCGATAGTAAGTTTAGAGCAAGAGGTTTTACCTTGTGTTTTAGATATGAAAATAAAGGGTGTGAGAGTTAGTGAAAAACAAGTCGATCAACTAGAGCATCAATTAAAAAAGTCATACGATCATTACATAAAAAGAATAAAAGATACTACAGGCATTGATCCTGAAGTATGGGCTGCAAAAAGTATTGAAAGTATTTGTAACAAATTAGGCATCGATGATTTTGATAGAACACCAAAAACGGGAAAACCCTCTTTTACAAAAAACTATTTAAAAAAACACGGGGGACATAAACACAGCGCAGTTTTAAGAGCGATCGCTAGTGCAAGAGAATTAGATAAATTACGTAATACATTTTTAGAATCTATTAAAAACTATGTTTATAAAGGTAGAATACATGCAGATATACATCAATTAAGAGGGGATTTTGGAGGTACAATAACTGGTAGATTGTCTTATTCCAACCCTAATTTACAACAATTACCTAATTATACTAAACTAGGTATGGGTATTAGGTCTATATTTATGCCCGAGGAGGGCCATAGATGGGGTTGTTTTGACTATTCTCAACAAGAGCCTAGGTTGGTAGTGCATTATGCTCTAGCTACTCTAGGAACCACGGGAGTAGCCTCTATTGCAGATGCCTATGAGAGGGGTGAAGCAGACTTTCATACCATGGTAGCTAAAATAGCAGATATAGAAAGAGGGGAAGCTAAAACAATTAATCTTGGTTTATTCTATGGTATGGGTAGAGCTAAATTACAAGGTCAATTAGGTGTGACAGAAGAAAGAGCAAAAGATCTTTTAGCCACGTACCATGCACGCGTGCCTTTTGTAAAACAACTTATATATCATACTATGGATAGAGCTCAACAAAGAGGTTGGATTAGAACCATACTTGGTAGAAAATGTAGATTTGATATGTGGGAACCAGCAACGTTTGGTATGCACAAACCACAAGCTTTTGAAGAAGCATCATTGGAACACGGATCACGGAACATAAAAAGAGCTTTCACATACAAAGCATTAAATAAATTAATACAAGGTAGTGCAGCTGACATGACAAAGAAAGCCATGGTAGATTTAAGAAAAGAAGGTTTATTACCAATGATACAATTACATGATGAGTTAAATATATCCTTTGAAACTAAACAACAAGCTGATAGGATAAAAGAAATTATGGAACAAGCTGTTCCTCTCAAGATACCTAACAAGGTTGACTTCGAAGATGGAGAATGTTGGGGTGATATCGTAAATAATGAGGAGGAGTTTATAGATGAGGATTTTTAATGTCTTACTTAAATGCAAACATACCTGTGGAGTATGCACAGATCAGAAGAGAATATCTATATGACCTTAAAAAACATCATGGTGAAGTTGAAGACTGTGTTATCTTTGGTTTTTCATCTATTGCTGGGCGTGCTATATTATTTCATGCTATCATGGAAAACGGTGCAGTCTACTACCGTCTCCCTATTAGTGCGTTTATTCAAAGGGGATTTAAACCAGATTCCGTCCCAAGGCGTAGACTTGATGAACTTCAGCTTTGGAATTGTTTCAGTTACTATCCTGCTGTTCATACTTGGGATTTTTTAAGTTCACACTCTGGTAAATACATTGGCAAGGATAAAAAATGGCATTACGGAAAATATTTATTTACTATTGACTGGGCTCACCCAGAGAGTAATATAGTAGATCCTGATCATTCAGAAGTACCGCACGAACATAAGTGCGCTCACATAATTGCATTAGATGAAGGTAATTATGCAGCACAACCTAACAATAGATGTATATGGAATGTAGCTTCTTTCACTGTGAAAGATACTATTCCTGATTGGAAGGTGCAAACATCTGAATGGAATGTGGAAGATGATAAACTATGGCGTACAGAGGACACAGATAAGTTCTTTTACGAGATGGAGGAAAAGAAAAATGATTGATAAGATAAAAAAAGTATTAGCTTGGATGTACAATAAAATTAAAGCTGTTGTTATTTGGGTTTATAAAAAAATTAAATCTTTGTTTACACCAAAAGCACAGTAATGAATTTAGTAGATCTGTTAAAGAAAAACATAGTAATGGTTCCTGTTGTAGCCTCTGTGCTAGTTGGAACATTCACAGGTGTAAAATACATCGTTAATTTAACAGATACTATCAATGCTAACCAGGCAGAGATACAAGAATTAAAAACTATGGAAGTAGAAAATATCCGTAGAGATATGAAAGTATTAACTGATGGTGTCAATACTGTTATTGCAAAACTAGAAAGAGCTGAAGGCACATGGGAGATGGCTGAAAATTTATACGAAGTTCTTGCAGATAAAGTTAGACAGATGGAATATGATATCAAAGATCTCAACAGAGAGATAAACTATTAGGATTTTATGTACTATGGAGAGCGCCCTGATGAATTACAAATTTACAGCGATAGTAATTACTCTCTTATGTTTACTAGCTTTCTTTGCTGACCCTGCATATCCTAGAAACGAATATTTAAATAATAGTGATAGATGTGGTGAGATAGATGTTTCTGTAGAACAAAGAGATTCAGAGTACAGGCCTTACGATAATTCCTGGAGTAATAGAGACGATAATAGCATAAGACTTACATATAGAAAATACCTTGGCACAGACTGTAAAACATCAAAAGAAAACATGCTTTTAAAACAGCAACTTGAGTTGATGAAAATGTGCAGCAAAGTAAATAGAAACCCTAGCCTTGCACAAAATGAAAACTTTGCATTGTTAGTATCAAAATGTAGAGGTGTCATACCACAAGCTGTTGAAACAGAAGAAATGCCAACAGGCAGCTTATGGGATGAATTAAAAGAAGATTATATCAAAGAAAACCCAGAATCTAAGACTTTGGACAACAATAACAGTACGTTGAAAATACCACCAGAAGGCTATATAATGCCTAAACCAAAACCAAATGAGTAAGAAACCACTTAATATATCTGAATCAGCTGCTGTGCAAATGCCGATGAAAACGGTTGCTAGCTTGATTTTGCTTGTCGCAGCTGGCGTGTTTGCATACACTGAGTTGACTGCTAGGTTAGTATCATTAGAAACTTCACGTGAGTTGTTTGAAAATGATTTATTAAAGAAATCAGAGCAAGTGCCAGTAGATCAAGAGCAACATTTTTTATTGGAAGATCTTTACAAATCTGTAGAAAAAATGGAGGAGACTCAAGAAATGAATATGACTAACAAAGTTAATATAGAGTTTTTAAGAGAACAATTAGACAAAGCATTAGCTGATATTGAAGATTTAAAAGACAAAGTAAGAGCAAATGGAAAGACAGCACATTAATGATAGAGATGGTAGTAGCATTATTGATGATAGTTAATGGAGAGATTAAGGAACACAGAATTCAAATCGATCCTAAGACAGGTAAGTATTCAATGGCAATGTGTTTAAAGGGTAAAAGATATGCTACCAGAGGTGAAAAAAAATATAACAAAGATAGCAATATCGTTCACCAATGCATAAAATCGATGGCTGAAACAGAGTTAAACATAGATGGTAGCAAAAGTATCAAAAAACTCATCCTCGAATAAAATTGCAAAAGAATTAAAAGATAGACGATATTACCAGCGTGTGGTAAAGTCTAAGAAAGTATATGATAGAAGATTACATAAAATTAAAAGCAGAGATAGTTAACGGAAAATGTCCGACGTGTGATGAGATGACAATATTAGTTGGACTTACAACAGAATACTATAGATGTATAAGTTGTGGTGCAGATCTTCAACAACACATAAATGGTAAGATAAGTTACATACCAACACTAAGTCCCAAAAGTTTAAAAACAACTGTAGATAAATATTTCGATGTCGAAAGCTAAAGGTTTATACGCAAAAATAGCTCACGTACCCATATTTCACAAAACCTCGATAGGACGCAACCCTAGCTTGTGTAAAATGAATAAATCTAAAAGACGTAGTTTTAAGAAATATAAGGGCCAAGGGCGTTGACAAACGTCCCTAAATATCCTATATAGAAAGTATGAAAGATAAAACAATAACATTAATACCAAAAGGTATCTCACAAAAACAATGGTCTAGCTTTTTATTAGAATTAAATCTGATGAAAAAAGCATGGAGACCATACGGTGTGAACGTAGAAATAAAAGCATCTGGTTTAAAAAATATTATTAAGTGGGGAACAATGGTAAACAATGAAACAAAAAGAGCTAGACGAACTGGCAAATCTTTACCACAAAACCAAGAATCAGAAGTATAAAGATCTTTGGTACAAGGGAGTTAAGGAGTTAGCTGATGGAACTAGATATTATCGTTCTGAAAGACGAGCTATATCACTTAGTGGTGTACGCAAAGAACGTGACTGATTGTTTTGATATGTGTGATGTGATACGTGAAAATATCACAACGTATATCGACAGCATCAACAGACACATTATTAAAGATGGTGTGTGGGCTGGTGGTCAGTTCTTTGGATGTATATGTAGATAACACCTACCCTGTGTAGAGAGGGAAATAAAATTAGGGTAGGTAATGGTGAGAAGATACTCACGCATTATCATGTTAAATCAATTATGTCAATTGATCTTCGATCGGTGAGCAATAAAATTTTATGTGGATAAGATTCTTGTTTATCTTTTCTTGACCTACTTCTTCAATCTTTGCAACAGATTCCGCATATCCTGACATTAAACAATTATATAAACCATCAAACTTTTGATCCACCTGGAATGGTGGTAGGCAAGTATTTGCGACTCCTGAGCACATCACTAAAGTTAATAAAAATTTCATTGACAATCCTATATTATATATTATATATCAAACTTATTATGAAAGGAAACAAAAATGACAGACATGAATAAATACAAAAATGTTTCTCTATCAAAAGAAACATACGCTATTTTAGAGAAGTTATCAAAGGTATTATTGCCCGATGCAAAACTATCAGTAGCAAAAACAATTGAAGTTCTATCGAACGAGAAAGCGAGAAAACTAAATGGCAAAGTTAAAAGTAAAGCAGGTTAGAAAATATATTTGCGAGACTTGCCATGGCAACGGTTATATTAGAGTCGCAACTGGTGATACATCAATAGACTTTAGAGACAATAGTCAGGTGCATCAATGTTGGGACTGTGATTCAGAAGGAGAATACTATGAAACAGTTGATGTACCTATGGTTCCTGATGATTCTGACGATAGTGGTAGTGTGCACTAATGTTATCTGAAACTGACATTAGTTACATTGCAGGACTATTTGATGGAGAAGGATCAATACATTTTAAACGAGGCACTGAAAAGAAAAAGAAACACACAGGC